TGATGATGGTGCACAAGAGGTTATACAAGCCGGCAATGGCGACCACACAGCAACAGTAGATTTAACAGGTTCTTATACAACAGACTTATCTTTAACACAAAATAGTAGTTCAAATCAAACATACACATTAACAAACAATTGTCAGACACCTTCAGGATGTGATATTACGGTTACCCAGGAATAATTTATGACTGAAAAAGAATTAAGTACAATGAGATGGCGGTGGACTGCATTAATATTATATTTAATGATATGCTTCTATGACTTTATGTTTGTACCAATTTGGTACGGATTAAACAGACCCGATATAGCAATGTTTATTGATATAGTTAATTCAGTCGAAGACCCCTTAATACAATTAGAATTAATGAAGAGTCTCACTGGCCAACATAATCCATTTACCCTCATGGGGGGTGGGTTATTTCACTTGGCATTTGGTGCAATACTAACAGGTAGTGCATTTGGAATAGGAAAGGAATAATGAGAACTATTATAAGAATGCAGTCAACAGAGTCTCCACACTACTATACTTGTACGAAGAATAAAAGACTGCACCCAGAAAATATGAGGTTAAAAAAGTTTGACCCTGTTGTACGAAAGCACGTACTTTATACTGAAAAGAAGATTAAAAAATAGGAGAATTGATGTTTGAAGATACATTATGGATTTATACAAGTATAGCTGGAGCGTTATTAGGTGCAGCTTTCTTGTTTTATATAAAGGATACTAGAGTGGGTCTTTGGGCTTACTCTCAGTTCGATAAAATAGTAGACTATTGTAGGGACTACTTAGGCTGGACTTGGCTAAATCAAGACCCTGAGGCTTGGAAGAAAGTAAACCCTAAAATAGCTGCAAAGATTGGGGAGTTAGAAAAGCGCCTCGAAGTACTAGAGGGGAAGTAATGACTATATCCGAAATGAATTTAAAACAAAGAAGTTTACTCTTTGCAAATCTAGCAGCAGATGCGTACGGTGTGGAAGCCATTGTTAGAGAGATAGTAGCGGGGCGTGGGTTTACGGATGTAGAATTCTATAACCTTGACGGAGCACAGGCATTTAGATTTGAAAATGAAACTGATGTTGTAATAGCCTGTCGTGGGACTCAACCTACAGAATTTAATGACTTAAAAGCAGACTTGAAAGCGTTCCCAGTAATGGCTGAAACAATTTCGAGAGTACATAGAGGGTTCAAAGCTGAAGTAGACGAACTATGGCCTGAAGTTAAAAAAGACACACAAACCTCGAAAAAATTATGGTTTTGCGGGCACTCTTTAGGAGCGGCAATGGCTACTATTATGGCAGCCCGCTGTATGGACGACCCCGCATTAGCAGACCCAGTTCAGTTGTATACTTATGGCTCTCCACGAGTTGGTTGGCCCAAGTATGTAAGGTCACTTAAAGTAGAACATATAAGGTGGCAAAATAATAATGATATAGTAACTCGTGTTCCTCTTAGGATAATGAATTACAAACATCATGGTAAGTTACATTATATTAGTAGTACTGGAAAAATAAACGCTACTGGTACATCTAACTGGCTCAAAAGAACAAAAGATAGGTGGTACGGTATGTGGTTAGGATTAAAGCAGGGTCAGGTTGATAACTTTTCCGACCATGCTATGGTAGGATACATTTTACATATAAAAAGATGGAATGGATTCTACAGAAAACTTTAAGGAGAAATTATGGATGGTTTAGATAGTAGAATGAATCACAGAAAGTTGATAAGTGAATACTATAAAGATGATGGTAGTGTCGCTAAAATATATCAGGTTATAAATGGAATGGACGGAGAACATTCGTTTTTTTCAATAACATATAAAGATACAACTGGTACTCGGATAGCAAATGAAGATTTTAAATTTAAATCTTTAAGATATGTTGAAGATGCTGCAGAAAATTGGACACTAGGAATTAAACTTAACCCGATAGAATAAACTATATTAACAGGTGAGACCCGCAGGACAAAATAGAGGAGAAAAATATGAACCCAAATGACTTCGGATTACAAATAGCAGATTTAATCACTCCCTTTATAGCAATGATGGTAGGTATTATTATTGCTTTATGGGTGAAGGATTTTGCGGTAAAAGTAGCTGCTGGGTTAAGTTTTAAATACTTTGGGCCTTTCAAAGAAGGAGACCTTGTGCAGTTGGATGGTAAGAAAGCTATGGTTATCAAAATAGGATTGATGATGACAGTTTTTGGGCATAAAGACGTTGAACGAGGTTACATATGGAGATATGTCCCTAATGAAAAAATAGCTGGTTTAAGATTGGGAAAAGTAGTTTCCAATCATAGAAAAGAAATAAAATCCTGAACAGTAAAGAATCAATCACCTAAGAAATATTCCACTTGACTTTTAGCTAAACTCTGGTATAATTTAGTATTGTCAAGATGACAAAAAGTTGAAATAGGAGATATTTTATGATGGATAACGTTATCGGCTGGATAAAATCCGGTACTAGCGCTGGAATAGCACTTATTGGTTTAACAATTGTTTTACAAGTGGTTTTTGGCAGTACTGTACCTTTCCTTAGTGGAGATGTAATTGGTACGATCACCGGCATTGTTCAGAGTTTAGGCGAAGCAGGACTTGTAGGTTTATTGTCAGCGGCAATAATTTACAGACTATTCACGAAGGACTAATAACTAAGTTAGGCATACCCCAAAAGCCTTACTTTATGTAGGGCTTTTACTTTTAACAAAGGAAGAAATAAATGTTAGAAATTAGTAGAGATAACATAACTACAGATAGGGTAAGAAACTACACTAAAGAAGAAAGGTTTATAAAATTACCTATTACTCATTATTTAGACTTACTCGGGGTAGACCCCATAAAATCTCAAGTAGCATTAATCAATGCAGTCAACTCCCCAGATTACAGATTCATTGTAGCTGCCTTATCACGTAGGCAGGGTAAAACGTATATATCAAACATTATTGGACAATTAGTAGCATTAGTACCTAATGTTAATGTTTTAATAATGAGTCCAAATTACGCACTTTCGCAAATATCTTTTGATTTACAGAGAAATTTAATTAGACACTTTGACTTAGAGGTAGCGAGAGATAATGCAAAAGATAAGATAATAGAATTAACTAATGGAAGCACTATCAGAATGGGATCAGTTAATCAAGTTGATAGTACCGTTGGTAGGAGCTATGACCTTATTATATTTGATGAAGCGGCGCTAGGAGATAGTGGTAAAGACGCTTTCAATGTTGCACTTCGACCTACTTTAGACAAACCTCAAAGCAAATGTATTTTTATATCTACTCCTCGTGGAAGGAACAACTGGTTCTCAGAATTCTACCAGAGGGGCTTTAGTGATGAGTATGATAACTGGGTTTCTATTAGAGCTTCTTATCATGAAAACCCTCGTTTTAGTGAAAAAGATGTAGCAGATGCTAAATCAGGCATGTCTAAAGCGGAATTTAGTCAGGAGTACTTGGCAGACTTTAATACTTTTGAAGGACAGGTGTGGGACTTTAATTACGAAGAGTGTGTTGCTAATTTGGAAGAATTAGAAACTTCTAAATTTGAAGTTTTTGCAGGTCTTGACGTAGGTTATCGTGATCCAACTGCTTTTTGTGTAATTGGGTACGATTGGGATTCTGAGAAATACTATGTATTAGAGGAGTACATGGAAGCGGAGAAAACCACCGAACAGCACGCTGTAGTGATACAGGGACTAATCGATAAGTGGGATATTGACGCTATTTATATCGACTCAGCAGCACAACAGATGAGATTTGATTTGGCGCAGGAATATGATATCTCTACTATTAATGCTACCAAAAGCGTACTAGACGGGATTGCGTCAGTCGCTACTATTATAGATAACGATAGGCTAATAGTTGACCAAAGGTGTAAAGACACTCTTATGTCACTAGATTCTTACCAGTGGAATCCTAATGTTAATTTAATAACAGAGAAGCCTGTTCATAATCTTGCTTCACATATGGCGGATGCTTTACGATATGCGCTATATACCTTTGTAGCTTCCGAAATAACTTTTTAAGTATATTTTATTAGATGAATTTTGTGGGTACAACATAATAATCTTGCCACCAACGAAAAATTCCTCTTGACATTTAGCTAGAAGTTTGATATAATTATCCAAATATAGAAATTTTGTAAGAAAAATACTTTATGAGTGAACTTAAACGCGATAAAATAAAATACATTAGAGACCGCGCAAAGAGTGCATACATAAAAGACGAAGAATGTTACATCTGTGGCGGAGTCGAGGACTTGGACTTCCACCACTTTTTTAGTGTAACAGAACTTCTTAACAAGTGGATTAAGGAAAAGAACCTCGTTATATTGACGGCTGAAGATATGATGGGTATTAGAGATGAGTTTATCGACTCACATCACAAAGAAATTTATGGTGATACGGTTACTCTCTGTCATACGCATCACTTAAAACTTCACTCGATATACGGGAAGAAGCCTTCTTTAATTACTGGCCCCAAGCAAAAACGTTGGGTTAACAAAAGAAGAGATAAAGAGTATGGGAATGTTAGATAGATTAGGGTTGCGCAAGTTAAACCCTGCACAACCTCGAATTGCTGACGCAGAAGGCGTACGAGCCACAGCTCAATTTTCAGTACCTTATGAGAAGGCATTCGAAAAACTGGAAGTAGTCAATCGAGGCATAAACATGATTGTAGATGCCGCATCACAGATAGGTATTGATGTTGGTGACAAAGAAGCATTCCCGGGTATAGCGACCATTAGGCATAAGAAGCTAGTTACCCTATTAAATAGACAGCCGAATCCTTTTCAAAACGCGGATTCTTTTAGGCGACAAATCTTTTTAGATTTACTATTAGATGGTAACTGTTTTATGTATTATGATGGTGCGCACTTATACCACTTACCTGCGAGCAATGTAGTAATACACCCAGATAAGAAAACATTTATTAAAGGATATGAATACAGCGACATTAAGTATAAGCCTGAAGAAATTATTCACATCCAAGATAACTCATCAAAATCTATCTATCGAGGTACATCTCGATTGGTAGCAGCAAGGGAAACTTTAAACTTGCTGTACAACATGAGAGACTTCCAGGGCAACTTCTTCAAAAATGGAGCAGTACCTGGACTAGTACTAAAGAGTCCAAATACTCTTAGTACTAAGGTTAAAGAAAGACTAATTAACTCTTGGTCACAAAGATATAACCCTAAAAGTGGAGGTCGCAGACCTCTAGTTTTAGATGGTGGCTTAGAGATAGATAAAATGTCTGATGTTGACTTTAAAAAGTTAGATTTTGAAGAGTCTGTGAAAAACTTAGAGGATACTGTCCTACGAGTCTTAGGTATTCCATCAATATTATTAAAAGGTGGGAACAATGCAAATATTAGACCTAATCACAGACTGATGTATCAAGAAACCGTTTTACCACTAGTTAGAAAAGTAATCAGTGGTTTAGAACGATATTTTGGTTATGACCTTGCCGCAGTACTAGAAGACCTCTCGCCTTTACAGCCAGAGTTAGATGAAAAAGCAAAATACTACAGCACTTTAGTCAACGGGGGAGTTATTACTCCTAACGAAGCTAGAGAGGCCCTAAGATTAGAAAAGATAGAGGGTCATGACGACATACGCATACCAGCCAACGTGGCAGGTAGTGCAGGCAACCCTTCCGAGGGCGGGCGACCGACTGAGGATGAAGAAGAGGATGAAGGAGACAATGAATAAAAAGTTTCAAATTAACTCATTATTTAATGTTGTTGAAAAAGAGCAGTCAGATGACAACTCCCCTTTAACAATTAAAGGTTATGCGAATACTGTATCCAAAGACCGAGCGGGCGATGTTATCGTTAAAGAAGCTTGGGAAAAGGGAGCTATGGATGATTATTTAAAGAATCCTATTGTTCTTGCTTTCCATGATTACTCACGTCCAGTGGGTACGACTGTTAGTCACAGTGTGACTGATAAGGGCTTGGAAATCGTTGCTGAAATAAGCAAAGCTGCAGGTGAGGTGTACAACCTAATTAAAGATGGTGTTTTAAAAACATTCAGTGTAGGCTTTAGCATTAAAGATGCAGACTACGACAGGGAAGAAGATACCTTTTTCATTAAAGATTTATCTTTATATGAAATAAGTGTAGTTTCGGTTCCTGCAAATCAGAACTCTACATTTTCTTTAGCAAAAGCATTTGATTCAGAAGAAGCCTATAAAGCTTATAAAGAGTCTTATGCACCTTCAAAAGTTGAAGCAAGTGTTACACTTACTCCACCAACTGAAGTACTTGTAAAAGAAGAAGTAGATGTTAATACAATTGAGAAGGAAGCTTCTCAGGATAATATTCTTAAGGACATTGATATGACACAAGAAGAAATACAAGAGACTATGGAGCAAACGGCAAAAGCTGCTGTTGACGCTTATAAGGCAGAAGTCGCTGAGAAGGAACAAACTCTTAAGGCCGAAGCTGAACTAGATAGTCTAAAAGTGGGTAAAACCCAAGCTGATAAAGTCGCTGAGGCTTTAGAAGCAAAGATTAAGGATAATGACGACAACTATGCGAAAGCAATAGAAGAAATGTCGGCTGAACTTAAATCTACAAAAGATGAATTAGCTGCAAGAGCTAACTCTAAGATGAGTTTTTCTGAAGCGGGCGCAAATGAGCCTACAGCAGATGAACTTAATGCTGCGTATATTACGTCAAAAATTACTGGTAAGAGTGTTGACCAATTAGACTTCGGTAAGAAACTAATTGAAAAAGCAACTCGTTGGGCAGACACAGATTGGGAAACTACTTGGAATAGCAATATTTTCCAAGGTATTCAA